AAAAAGAAACTTTTGCAGACAAGCAACGAGCGTAACAGCAACTAACTATCAACACACACTATGAATAACTTAATCGAGGTAGACTATGCGAGCTACAGATATTCAGTTCCGACAAGGAAAACTTTTTCGTCAAAGATGAAGTTTAACATGCCACTAAGAAACGACTGGCTTAAGAACAGAATGCTGAAGTTCTATACCAAAGATGAAGTTGACAAGGTCCTTGAAAACAGAAGGTCCGATTCCACAGATGAAGCTCTGATTGCCGATTTTTTTCGAGCCGATCAACCTTATCACCCGATCCCAATCGACGAACATGTCGAGAATGCGATCCAATGGGTTACAAGAGAATTCGAACCACGAAGACCACTCAACGTCGTCAGCATGCCCGATTTGCGTTATTTCCCCTTCACCACCAACGTGAGCGCTGAGGCACCGTGGACTACTCCTGGTTTTACATTCAAACCAACCAAGAGAAACGTCGACGCAGAGTCCCAACTCCCCCGCTTGGCCGATATCAAAGGAGAACTCATTGGCGTAGCTAATGAATCACCTTTTTCCTACTTACGTAGGAGGCAAAGAGCAGGATTGAGTCAGAACTCAAAACTCAACTTTCACAACCTCTACTCTCAGATGTTCGAGTACAACCGACAACGAATACACGAGATTGGAATTGGTACGAAGCAGTTTTGGAATGGCATCACACCCATCCCTTATTACTGGAACACTATTCATGCTAGAGCACATGTAGTAGGAAAGGATGAACCCGACAAGATTCGATCTGTCTTTGGAGCGACCAAGCTTCTTACGATGGTAGAACTAATGTTTATCTGGCCCTTACAGGCATCCTACCTCAATGGCGTGGCTGGAAAGATGTTATGGGGACGAGAGATCATTCGCGGAGGCTGGAGAAAGCTTTTCGACGAAATCTACACTTCTGGACCACATCAAACGTTCATGTCTATCGACTGGAGCCAATTTGACGGACGCCTACTTCACCAATTGATTAGGATTGTTCACAAGATCTGGAGAACGTATTACGATTTTTCGCACTATGAGCCGACCTCATATTATCCGAATTCGGAGCCCAAGAACAAGAAGAAACTTGAAAGGCTTTGGAAATGGATGACTGAGTCGATCCTCAACACACCAATCCTCCTACCGGATGGAAGGCTATATCAATGGCGCTTTAACGGATTTGGATCCGGGTTTCAACAGACCCAACTAATGGATTCATTCTGCAACGCGATCATGATCCTGACCTGCTTATCAGCATTGGGTGTCAATATAAACTCGCCCCACTTTTGGGCCCGCTTTCAAGGTGACGATTCACTAATCGCTTTCCTGGAACGGATGTTCCAACTTTACGGACCGAGTTTCCTCACTAAGCTATCAGAAGCTGGAGAATACTACTTCAACGCTAGAATAAGCTCAAAAAAGTCACAGATTTCAGACAAGCTCACGCACGTCAGTGTCCTAAGTTATTTTAATGACATGGGATTACCGACCCGAGCCGAAGAAGACTTGCTCAGGCACCTCTACTTCCCCGAACGAGATCAAGATTTTTCGAGACTAGCCGCATCAGCCATGGGCCTCGCCTATGCTAACAGTGGACAGCACAAACGATTCCACCGATTATGCGAGTACATCTACACTAAGCTAGCTATTGAGAAAGGATTCGAGCCTAAAATGAGCGCGATTGACTGGATGATCAGATCACACGTCTATCCATCACTCAAAGAACTCAGAGAGGCACCCTTCCCTTCAATCTTGCAACTACAGGCAATGATCTTCACTCACTCCCAACGACCAAAATCAGCGATGGATCGTCAGTGGCCAAATCCAAATGGAAAAGCAAATGGATTCTGGTTTTTGAACGATGTTTAACCGACAGTTTGAGATTTTTTCTGCATTATTTTGTACTACTAGTACCGTTTTTATGCTCTTATATTTCATTATAAAAGATTAAAAAAAA